ATCTTCATCTGATACAGGGCGACCGCCGTAGGTAAGAACAACAGGGTCTTTTTCTAGGTCAACGGATTTAGGCTCACTAGTTTTATCTGAACCTAATAAATAATCAGCTGACACATCAAAGTATTCAGCTAGTTTAGCTAAAGCACCGCTTGAAGGCTCAGCTTTCCCATTTTCCCATTTAGTAATAGTTTGTTGAGATACATGTAATAATTTGCTTAGTTCTGTTTGTGAGAGTCTATGAGATGTCCTCAACTCACGTATTCTATCGCCAATCATGCTCTTCAACCTCCGTTTATCAACTATTGTACTTAAATTATAATACTTTATACATATTTTTAACTTAAAAAGTAAAAAAAGTAGTAAAAGTGTTTACATTATAAACTATGATGTATATAATATATATGTAAGTTGATAAAGGAGTTGATAAAATGAAGCGGGAACTTAAAAGCTTACGAGTTGGAGCTGGGCTTACGCAAGCTGAATTAGCAAAGCGATTAGGCGTTACTAATGTTACAGTTTCAAGGTGGGAGAGAGGAGAAGCAATTCCAAAGCCCAAGTATATTAAAGCTATGGCAAAATTATTTAATATCAAGGGGCAGGATATTTTTTTAAATTTAATTACTACTAAAGTTTATAAAATTGTTACAAAATAGAAATAAGTAGTGATAATAAAGTAGGTGATTAAATGCCTGAGCTAATTAATAAAGATGCTCTCATAGTTATCTTTAAGCCGATTATCAAAGCTTTATTTGATAAGGAAAAGGAAGAAGCAGAGGGCGCAACAATTAACATTGATGAGTTCCGAAAAAAGTATTGCGGAGGTAAAGGTCAAGAGTGGGTAAGGTTGTATGTTTTCGATAAGTTTAAAAAGGAAATTGATTTCGAAAATGGTGGTTTTGTAGTTAACCCACACAACGGCAAGAAGACAATCATTTTTAGAAAAGACGCTAAAAAGTGGATTGAAGAAAACTATCACCGCATTGATTGGAATGCAAGTATTAAGAAAGATTTTGGGAGGTAGAAAAATGATAAAGGTTACAACGGGCGACGTAATTAGACAATTGGTATCAAGAGGCGTATTCGAGTGGAAGAAAGATGCTGAATATCAGATTGGCATCAAAGATGAACAGATTGTTGTTAACAAAGATGGATCGGCTGAAATTGCCTATCTAGGTAACACCTTAGAAAGTGTTATTCAGTTAGCCGATATGTTTAAAAAGGTAGGTACTAAGGAACAGCAAGAGCAAATTAACGCAGCACTTACAGATTTAGTAACGATTGGAGATCGCTGGAATGAAGCGTAAGAAGACAGATTGGCTAGTTGCAATTGTGTGTTCAGAAGTAATTGCAGCAGGGGTTATATGTATCACTATGTTGGGCTATTACTTCTGGCGAGTATTCCTTTAAGGAGGTGGAAAAGATGACATTAGAAGCAAGATTAATCAGCAATAGCAACGCATTTTTTGCTAGACAAGATAGATCGCCACTAGCAATTGACGAATACGAAAAACAATTCGAAATAGCTTTGATGGCAACAAAAAAGCCGTTACCGACTGCAATCAGTAACGACTAAGAAAATAGTATATCAAAATTAATTTCTAAGGAGATTATACCACAATGATTGAGATCATGACACCAGCGCAGGCTGCAACTTTTAGGGAGCAGCGTTTGAAAGAAGAACAAAGAAGACTAGCAGATCAAGGCATTAGTTCAGCAATGGAAGGCAAAAGCCTTGTAACCATTGGTGATGCAAATCAGGATTATTTAAGTTTTAAACATTTCGTTACAGCTCAAATTTTTAGATTGGGTATCGATACTTATATGGGTCTTACAGGTTGGGACGACAAAAGAGAATTAATTGAAGAGCTTGCCAGTGTAGAAGATCCCAATGATGATCTTTGGAAAGAGGATGTACTAGATTATTTTGACGGATTTGAGGGGAACTACTGATGAAAGAAATTTCAACAAAATTAGATGAAACTAGTCCTGATTATAAAGTTAAATTTACTCCAGCCTCAATTGAGTTTGACGATTATGGAAAGCTTAAAGAAGAGACAGATGAAATATATAAGAGATATAACGGCTATGTTGTTGTTCCTGAAAATCTAAAAGGGGATAAAGCAATTGCTGCTGATTTAAATAAAAAAGCTAAGGCTTTAAAGGCTGCTAAAAGTACTGTTAGAAAGCAAGCATTAAAACCCTTAGATGAGTTCAATGAGCAGATGGACGCCTTAATTGATGAGATTACAGATGTTTCTGGTCAAATTCATCAAGGATTGAAGGACTATAGAGAGCAAGGTATTAAGTTAAGACACGAAGCTAATATTAAGCACATCGACAAAATGGCTGAAAAGTTTGGTCTTACTCATGAAGATATAGCCTATGACGCTAAATGGGATAACAAGTCTAATAACTGGAAGAAGATTGAAGAAAACATCAATCAACTTTTAGAAAAGGCAGCACAAGAACGTGATTTCAAAAATGAAAAAATCACTTTAATTACAGAAGCTGCTGAAAAAGAGCAAATTTTACCAGATAGTTATATCAATTTGATTGATGATCTAACTATTTCTGAAATATTAGCTCGAATTAAGAATGATGGAAAACGTCAAAGAGAACTAAGTTTAAAAAAAGATGAGCCTATCAAGCAACAAGTTAAAGGCAATTCAGTAATTGATACGACTACTGGAGAAGTAGTTGGCGAAACAAAAGTTGCTTATCTAAAAATTACTGGATCAGATGAACAGATGAAAAAGTTAGTCGAATTTATAAAAAGTCAAGGATTAAAAGTAGAACCAATTGAGAGGTAATAAAGATGGAGTTTGTCGGAGAAGTAAAAGATCGTGCAAGTTGGGCATTACACTTCGCACAAGTTAAAGCTAATATCAAACAACCACAAAGAAGTCATAAGGTTCAAGTATCAGGAAAAACTAAAACTGGTAAGCCTTATACGTATGAATACAAGTATGCAGACTTAGCAGACGTTGATAAATCAGTTATGGAAGCCACTAAAAAAGTTGTTGATGATAAAGGCAATGTACAGTTTACTTACTTTTTTGATGTTAACAACACGGATCAAGGTGTAGATGTACAAACCATTCTAGTAGATGTATCTGGCTTTTATGCTGTCACAAATAAAGTTTGGTTTAAAAACTTTAATGTGGGAGACGCACAGAAAACAGCTAGCTTAATCAGTTATGCTAAGCGTTATTCCTTAAGTGCAGCTTTTGGAATTGCTAGTGAAGATGACGATGATGCGCAGGACGTAAAAAATATTGAAGAGCCTAAAGTCTTATCTAAACAAGAGTTAGATAATTACACGGTTTACTATAACGGAATTAAAGCTAATCTAGCTGAATTATATCAAGAAGCTGTAGATGGAATTGCTGATGCTCAAGATTGGATTAGAGGATCACATACTCCGCAGGACGCCCAAGCCATTTATCAGTTAAATCAAAGTTACAAACGGCGTGAAAAAGATAAGCAAGAGGCTTTAAAGAAAGCCGAAGAGGAAGCTAAAAAAGAAGAAAAATTAAGAGAAGCACAGCGAAGTGAAGAGAAGCCAAAACAAGAAGATGTATCCAATTTATTCGGAACATTACCTGCTGACGGGGAATACATCAAATAGGAGGTCAAAATGGGTAGAAGAATGTACAGCGATAAGATTGTTGAAACTGATAAATTCTTAGATATGCCCGTATCTAGTCAAAATCTATATTGGCACTTATGTATGCACGCAGATGATGATGGATTTTTAGGAAATCCTAAAACTATAGTTAGATCAATTGGTGCACAACAAGACGATTTAAAAATTCTAGTTGAAAAGGGATACGTAATTGTATTTGAAGATGGAGTAATTGCTATAACAGACTGGTTCGTTCATAACTACATTCCTAAAGATCGCTATCATGAAACAGTTTATAAAGAAGATAAAAAACAACTTGAGCTGTCCGAAACCAAACAATACCGCCTTGTTACAAGAAAGCCGATTGTTCAGGATACAAAAAGTAAACAAGTTGTAGACAACATGGATACATCTTGTATACAAGATGATAACAAAGTGTATACCGAAGATAAGTTAAGTAAAGATAAGTTAAGTAAAGATAATAATATATATAAATTGTCGAGTTCAGAGAACATCGACACCGATCCAGAACAAAAATCTCAAAAAATACCTTACGAAAAAATTATCGATTACTTAAACAGAAAGACTAATTCACATTATCGTCCAACTTCTAAAGCTACTAGGCGACTAATTAAAGCTAGATACAACGAGGGCTTTACTGATATTGACTTTAAGTCTGTTATAGACAAGAAGTGTGCTGAATGGCTACAAGATGGCAACATGGTTCAGTACTTAAGACCAGAAACTCTTTTTGGAACTAAGTTTGAAGCATATCTAAATCAGCCAGATACAGGACCTATTCCACGAAACAATTTTAGAAATAAGCCAGTTCGAAGGGCTACAAACTGGGATAAGGTTCAGCAACAACAATCGCAAACAACACTACAAATGACGCGAGAAGAACGTAACGCAATTTTCAGAGAGTACGGGAGGTAACCACCATGCAAAACAGGCTAAAGAAATTGAGATTGGAAAAGAGATTAACTCTTGCCGATGTACAAGCTAAAACCAACATTGATTTTAAAATTTTAGAAAATTTTGAAAAAGGATTGGAAAATGGAATACCTAACTCTTTAGCAATTTGGCAAAAGTTGGCTAACTTTTTAGAAGTTCCAATTGAGTACCTAATGGGATTAAACGACGATAGCAAGACATTAACTGTTAACGACTTGAACCCAGCCAAAGAAGATGCTTACGAGCGTATTACGGATATGCTATGCGAAGATGAGGACGATGAAGATGAATAACGAATTAATCAAAGTAACGGTCAAGAATGACCAACAGCTAGTTAGTGCAAGAGAGCTATATAAAGGACTAGGTATCAAGCGAAGATTTTCCGCTTGGTGGGAACAGAACAGCAATGGTTTTGAAGAAAATTCAGATTTTACCAGTGTACTTATAAGTACGGAGGTTCAAAACAACGGTGGTGTGCAAGCTAGAGAGCTTCAAGATTATGCTCTCACGATTGATATGGCTAAGCAACTTTGTCTTTTAAGCAGAACCAAAAAGGGTAAAGAATACCGGGAATATTTAATCAAAATCGAAAAGAAGTGGAATGATCCACAGAATGTTGTTCAACGTGCTATGGATATTCTGCACAGCGAAAACTTGCAACTTAAGTTGGAAAACAAGAGCCTAAGTAGACAACTAGAGGAGAGTAACAAGAAAGCTAGTTATTTAGATGTCATTCTTGGAACTACTGATGCAATGGTTACTACTCAAATTGCTATGGATTATGGTTACAGTGCGATTAAGTTCAACAAATTGCTACACCAGCTAGGAATCCAGCATAAAGTCAACGGTCAATGGATCTTATATAAGGCATACATGGGCAAGAAATACACAACAACGAAACTTCGCACATACACCGACAAGCACGGTAAGGATCATGCTAAGCCACTTACTGCTTGGACTCAAAAGGGTAGGCGCTTAATTTATGACATTTTGAAAGAAAACGATGTCCTACCGTTGATTGAAAGAGAGGACATTGCTTAATGCTTGAAGAAAATCACGATTTAAAAAAAGATTATCGAAGACGCTAAAAAGTACCGCTGGTACTCAGTTCCTGATATGTACATGGTTGAAATATTAGACACTACAGGACGATCAGCTGGATTTGTTCAGTCAATTTTCATAGACAAGAAAGAAGCCAATGAGGTTGCTAAGGTGCTTCATGGTGTGGTTAGAGAAGTAGTTGGAGGTTAAGCAAATGGAAGTTATAGATAAGCGAGGAAATAAGCAAGCTAATGATTGGCAAGTTGGAGATGTGATTTGTTTTGAAAGTTAAGATCAAAACATTAAAGACTTTGGAATGATCGTACAAGAACCTATTTCAGGTAGATATTCAGTTGCATCGTTAAATGGAGTTCCGGGCTTACTCTCAGGAGATGGATATTTTAGCGATCAAGTAAATATTCAATACAAAGAAATTAACAGAATGATTGCATCATTTAAGGAAACATGGGACTACGTTGAAAAAGTAAAAGCGCATCTGGTTGTGGAGGATTAAATATGGAAATTGTAGATAAGACAAAAAATAAACAAAAAGAGCAATGGCAATTGGGTGATGTGTTAAAGAGTAATGATGGAGATATAGGAATGATTATCAAAGATAATTATAATAACTACACAATCATTGATTTTAAGGGAGACATGATGGGATTTGGACCATTTAGTATTTATGAACTTGGTGGACATGATACTATTTCTAACTTGCAAAAAGAATACCCAAATTATCACAAAGTAAACGCAAAGCTGGTGATTGAATGATGGATATATTTAAATGTGAAAATTGTAGTTGCTTGATGATACTAAATATCTGCAATCTTGCTGAATATTTGGATAGAGGAACAGTTAGTTGTCCTTATTGCGGAGCAAATTCAGAATACTTAAATAAATTGGAGAATAATTAATGCTAGCAACAAAAGAAAAGTGTGAGTATTGTACTTTTAAGGGCGATTATGGCAAGTCTTTTATTATCAATTTAGGTTTTGCGGAAGAAGAACTAACCATAACAACTCATTGTCATAACAGGTATTGGCTATATATTGTCGTTAATGATACAGCAGATCCTATTAATGGTATTCAAGAGCGATTTTCAAATCCAATTAATTATTGCCCCATGTGTGGACGGAGGTTAAGGAATGACTAAAAAACAGCAACAATGCCCGTATTGCCATTTTAATAGACATCAGCAACCTATACTTAATAGCGATTTATCTACTAAATATATCAATTTAGCAGTAGAAATTGATGAGCCCTGTAAAATAATGACTTTTATTATAAACGATGAATATGGAATCAAGGGAGATAAAATTTTTATCAACTACTGCCCAATGTGCGGGAGGAAACTATGAAAGTTAGAGTTTATTGGGAATATCCAGATTTTGCTACGCATTAGGCGAACAAAATTACGAAGATATTGAATTGCCAGATGATTACACCGAGGAAGAGATTGAACGAGAAGTGAAAGAGGTAGCTTTGGAACACTTTGGTTTAACTGAGGAGAAAAAATAATGTTTTTAAATGGTGAAGATTGGAAATGTCCTAAATGTAAAACTGAAAATTATATTGGAGATAGTGTAAATGATGTGGCTACATCAAAAAGTTTAGAATATCTTGAAAATTATAATATTGAAGTACCATTTATTTGCGATAAGTGTGGTTTTAAAGAAGTATTATTAGTTGCGTATGACTTGGCTAAAAATCGTTACGAAGTAGATTATGAAGATACAGCATTTTGTAATAAAGACACAAAATGGAGAGATAAGTTACTCAAAGAAGCTGGATTAATCACGGGAAATAAATAATGAAAGTTAAAACAATTGTAAATTGGCAGGAAGATTGGTTTGATGATGAAATTAATGAATTTATTCAACATAAACATATTGTTGATATAAAATTCAGTGTTTTATCTGATTCGAATAATGATAATTATATATTCAGCGCTCTAATCACATATGAAGAAGTAGGTATTTAACTATGCCTGATTGGATTTTTGTAGCAGCATTCTTAGTTCTGCTAGGGATATTGATTTTGTACATGGGGAGTTTGTGAGAGTTAACTTTACGATTGAAGGACCGCCAATAGGTAAGGCTAGACCTAGGGTTACTAGAACGGTTACTTATACGCCAGCTAAAACGGCACGATATGAGGATTTAGTTAGGTATACAGCGATTAATAGTTTCAAAGGTGTATTTGATAAAGATGAGCCGTTAGACGTTAAAATTATTGCGTATTTTGAAGTTCCTAAGAGTTTAAGCAAGAAACGTAAGGCTTTATGTTTAGCTAACCAAGAACTGCCAACTAAGAAACCTGATGCTGATAATGTGGGAAAAATTATCATGGACGGCATGAACCCCGAAATGAAACGTGATAAACGACTTCACAAAATGGTTGAAGTTATGAGAGGCGTTTATCACGATGACAAGCAAGTAACAACCTTGTTAGTCAAAAAGAGGTATGCCGAGCGTGCAAGAGTTGACGTAAGAATTAAGAGAGATATGGGTGATTAGATGAACGATGAGCTTAAATTAGGCGGAAAGTTATGCTTTGTTAATTTGATATTTAAGAATGGCTGTACTGATTCCATAGCTGTAAAAGGTACAAAAGAACATATCTGGAATTTATTAAGCAAAGAATTCGATGAGTATGGGCAAGAAATGAAAAATAGAATCTTAATTATTGATGGGATTCATGAGCATGTATATCTGGATTTATCTACAGTAGCAACAATGGGTATTTCTGAAAATGATAAAAGTCCATATGATATTTAAATTCGAACTTTCGTGGTGATTATAGTGAATGGAATTGAGACAGTATGAAGCATAGTGCTGAGTTAATTACTATAGCAGGGATGCTAATCTGCTTAGGTGCTGTCGGTTTTGTGGTGTTTTGTCTATGAGTAGCAACTTAAAGTATCAAAAAGGCAAGTGGTATCACGTACAAGAAGACGGTTCACTTAAGCCAGTAGACTATGACAAAGAAGTTAAAGATTATTACAAGAAATGGAGAGATAACTATGTCAATTGAGTTAAAGATTGGAACTAGAGGAACGAGAAGAGATATTACAGGCACTTTTAATGAATATTATCTGAAAGCAAACGGTATTTTTTGCCTAAATGAACTCGAATTACCATTAGCATTTGCAGTTCGTACAAAATACGGATTGATGTGTTCATTAAGTGATGATGACATAGTCACTTATATGGGTGCTGGAATTTGGGATTTAAGACCGAAGCATAAACCAGAGGAGTATTACTAATGAAACTATACGGGTATGAAGTTAATACTTGCAATTATAAGCAATTTTCAACAGGACAACTTGATGAGTTTAGATCAATGTTGAAATCAAACATCAGGAACTTTCATGAACTAGTTGAGCCAACAATCGAAGCAATGATTGATGAAAGTAAGGCAGAAGAGTTACTAGCTTATATAGAGCATGAAATCAAAGTGAGGTCGAATGATGGACGAAACTAGGAACGATTTAGAAGTAGGCAATGAGACAGCAGTCATGATGTACTTGAACATCTTGAAATATGCTAAGCATCATTGTCCCGAAGATGAAGATCCTTATGAGATCACTGATCGAATATTTACTGATATGTTCGCAGCCAATAAAGCAAGTAACTAGAAGACGAGAGGGAGTGTAAGTGTGTATCAAATTGACTTAGGATTACAGCCAAATTTAAGAGCTACAGCTAAAAGGGTGGATAAGTTCTTGACCATTAATTTTCAGAGCTATCTTAATTTAGCTGGCTTACACCGTAATCAACTTACAAGCCCTCAATTATCATTTGCTCCAGGATCAACAAACAAAAATGGCGTTGAAAAGAATTTTATTGACGAAGCACAAGACGATATTGATATTGCTGATCCTGCGAGAAAGGTCTGTGCAGCGATTTATCGCACTATGGATAACTGTACTGACACAGCTTTAAAACCTTACAGACGTATCTTAATTGGAACGTACATTGACCAGTTACGCATTGTTGATGTAGCAGCTACAGTTAATTTATCGACTAGGTCAATTGATACTAAGAAGATTAATGCTCAGTGTGAGTTCGCTGATAGATGGCTTTATTGGAAAAGATACTTTGGTGTTAATGATTTACCAGATTTACGAGTATTCAGCCAAAAGGTCAAAACAGTATGGTCGGATAAAATTAAGATCCGGAAAAATTAGTCGTGCGTAAAGCTTGCGTAAAGCTTGCGCACTGCTTGCGTTCATTTCATGATAAATTGTTATTGTCGAAAGATTAGACGTGGTGGTTACGATCTTTCGACTGCACCTCGACAGTACTACGTGCGGTACGTTCGAAAAAATCTCCTTTCGAAATTAATACAGAAGATCTTAATTTATTCAGGTAAGTAACGAATTAAAGTAACCGTTCTTGGTAGACGTTAGCAGTTGTTCAATCCGACTGGCGGTTATAGTCTGACTAAACTCAGGCGATAAACATTCCTCTAAATGAATTTTTTTGGTTTTTGGCTTACAATTCTTTTATTTTTTACTTTTTCTTATTTACTTTTTTTATTTGATACAGGCAATCGGGTTCGAATCCTGATTGCTTGATAACCTAGGCGGTAGTTCATTGTTGATTATTGTATATAATAGTTTGCCTAGGAAAATCCCATGCCATGACCCTCAACGGTTTCGAGGAGATCGTGGGAAGAGCTGGGTAGTTGTTGGCTGGACCGCAGCAGCAACTGCCGTGGGTAGAGTGGCACAATTTGAAATTTAGAAAGAAAAGAGGAATTTTCTTTCACAACTATGTAGCGGGGTTCAATTCCTCGCCTTTCCTAGTCTGGGTAACTTAGCTCAGTTGGTAGAGCATTGGTGTGAAGTACCAAGTTAGCGGTGGTTCGATTCCATCAGTTATCATTGCTGGAACGTCCAGCTTAAATTTAAAATTTATATTCATCTCAAAAAGTCAACCCCTATCCTTATGAGGTTGATTTTTTTATAATTATTTTTGAGGTGAGTATAGAAATGAATAATTATCCTTTATGGGAAAAATATGACCAAGACAAGTGGAACAATTTAGAAAAACTTAAATCTGCTGCATTTACTTGTGGATATTGTGGAAGTAAAACAGGTAATAACAAGGGCTATGCTTGGTATGACAATGGCTGGGGATATGTTCCATCTTGCAATATTGCAATTTATATTTGCCCTGTTTGTGGTAGACCAGTTTTCAAGGAGAATAATATGTACATGCCAGGAGCAATTTATGGAAACGAAATTTATGGTTTACCTGATAATGTGAAAAGTTTATATAATGAAGCGAGAAATTCGTATCAAGTTAATGCTTATACTGGAGTAGTTTTATTATGTAGAAAACTTTTAGCTAATGTTGCCATTCACTATGGAGCAAAAGATGGGTTGAAGTTTGTTCAATATGTTGATTATTTAATTGATAATGGGAATGTTCCACCTAAAAGTAAACAATGGGTAGATAAAATTAGAACTGAAGGTAATAAAGCTACGCATAATCAAAAATTAGAAACTCAGGAAAATGCAAAAATAATTCTAGATTTTGTACAAATGCTTTTAATGATTAATTTTCAATTTAATGATGAGTACAGTAAAGATAAATCTTAAGTCAGCATAAGCTGGCTTTTTATTTTGCACAAATTAAGGTGGTGGTGAGATGTTTTGGAACGGAAGTTAACAGCTAAACAGAGATTATTTTGTGATGAGTATATTAAGTCTGGAAATGCAAAAGATGCAGCACTTAAAGCAGGGTATTCACCTAAAACGGCATATTCAATTGGCAATGAGAACCTGAATAAACCTGAACTTAAATCTTATATTGACGCCAAAATGGCTGAAATAGAGTCTCATAAAATTGCTGATGCCAAAGAGATATTAGAATTTTATACCAAGGTACTTCGAGATGAGGTTGTTGAGGACGTACCAATGTCTACTGCTGATGAAGTGATTGTAATTAAAAAGAAACCATCATTTAAAGACAAAATTATGGCTTCGAAGGAAATCATGAAGCGATATCCATTATTTGATCCAGTTGAAAAACAAAAACTTAAAAAATTAATTGCTGATACTCGGATATCAGAAGCAAAAGCAACGGTAGCCGAACGTTTGGGTAGCGAAAGCAATGAACAACTTGATGAATTGATTAATAAACTTGTAGGAGAGTAAAGATGGGAATAGACGAGATCTTAACAAATAAGCAACAACAAGTTCTGGATTCATATTTACATGATGATTGGAAATTTCTCATTTTAACTGGTGCTTTTCGTGCAGGTAAGACAATCATGAATAATTATTTGTTTATTATGGAGCTTAAAAGAATAGCACGTCTATCAATTCAAAGAAAAGATCCACATCCGCAGTACATACTGGCAGGATATAGTTCTAATTCAATTTATACCAACGTTATCAGTGCAATTGAGTCGTATTTTGGTATCACAATGAAAACTGATCGACATGGTCATTACCATTTACTTGGAATTGATATAGTCCCATCTTATACTGGTTCAATCCGTGGTGTTGGTTCTATTCGTGGTATGACAAGCTATGGGGCATATATAAATGAAGCTAGTTTAGCTACGCATGATGTATTTCAAGAAATTTTGCAACGTTGCTCTGTTGAAGGCGCACGCATTATTTGCGATACAAACCCAGATATACCGACGCATTGGCTTAAAACTGATTACATTGATAATCATGATCCAAAAGCACGTATAAAGTCATTTACGTTTACAATAGATGACAATACATTTCTTTCTAAAGATTATGTTGAGTCAATTAAGGCTGCTACACCAAGAGGGATGTTTTATGATCGTGGTATTTTAGGTCAGTGGGTTACAGGAGACGGTATTGTTTATCAAGATTTCAATAAGGATAAAATGGTTATTCCAAGAGATCGTGTTCCTGATGGCTTAGATTATTATGTTGGCGTTGACTGGGGTTATGAGCACCCTAATCCGATCATCTTACTGGGTGATGATAAGGACGGTAACACTTACGTTTTGAAAGACTACACACAGAAGCACAAGTTCATTAATTACTGGGTTGAGATTGCTAAGAACTTACAGACAAGGTTTGGACGCAATCTTATTTTTTACGCTGATTCGGCAAGACCTGATAATGTGAATGAGTTTCAATCTAACGGGCTTAACTGTATCAATGCTAATAAGAATGTTTTGCCTGGCATTGAGTGTGTGGCAAGGAAAATGCGAGAGGGAAAGTTCTATGTGGTTGATACAGCGTCCAATGGCTTACTTGATGAGATATATCAATATGCTTGGGACGAAAGTACAGGACTTCCACTCAAGGAAAATGATGTAAGGCACAACGACAGACTGGACGCTATTAGATATGCAATTTATAGCAGAAACAAGAAGGGAGGTTTCATACCTTGGAATTAGACGCATTAAAGAAGTTAATTCAAAACACTTCAACAAGCAGAAATGATCTAATTAATAATTACAAACAAGCAGTGAATTATTATGAAAATAAGACTGATATTACTACTAGAAACAACGGTAAAGCTAAGCTTAATAAGGAGGGTAAGAAAGATCCTCTAAGAAGTGCTGATAATCGCATTCCATCAAACTTTTATCAATTATTAGTAGACCAAGAAGCAGGCTATGTTGCTTCTGTTTTTCCTGACATTGATGTTGGTAAAGATGCCGACAACAAGAAAATTATTGACGTCTTAGGCGATGACCGTGCTTTGACGCTTAATGGCTTGTTAGTAGACAGTTCAAATGCTGGTCGAGCTTGGTTGCACTACTGGATTGATGAAGATAACAATTTCAGATATGGCATTATCCAGCCTGACCAGATCACACCTATCTATGCAACAACGCTAGATAATAAGCTGCTGGGTATTCTAAGAAGTTACAAGCAGTTAGATCCTGATAGTGGTAAGTATTTCACGGTTCACGAATATTGGACGGATAAAGAAGCACAATTCTTCAGGACAAATGCAACCGATAGCACAGTGATTGAGCCTTACAATATCATTACTTCTTATGATTTAAGTGCAGGATATGAAACAGGACAGTCAAACACCTTAAAACACAACTTTGGACGTGTTCCTTTTATTGAATTTTCTAAAAATAAGTACAGATTGCCTGAGCTTAACAAGTATAAGGGCTTAATTGACGCTTACGATGATATCTACAACGGATTTATTAATGACTTAGACGATGTTCAAACTGTAATTCTTGTCTTAACCAACTATGGCGGTGCTGACTTACATCAATTTATGAACGATTTAAGAAAATATAAGTCTATTAAGATTAATAATACAGGTAACGGGGATAATAGTGGCGTTGACAAGCTACAAATTGATATTCCTGTTGAAGCTCGTGATGATGCACTTAAGATAACCCGTAAAAATATCTTTTTGTTTGGTCAAGGAATTGATCCAGCTAACTTTGAGAGTAGCAACGCAAGTGGTGTAGCAATAAAAATGCTATATTCTCACTTAGAATTAAAAGCAGCTAAGACGCAGACTTACTTTGAACACGCAATTAACGAGCTTGTCCGTGCGATTATGCGTTATCTTAACTTTTCAGATGCTGACAAGCGCCATATATCACAACATTGGACGAGAACTAAGGTAGAGGATAGCTTAACTAAGGCTCAAATTGTTTCTACAGTAGCCAATTACAGTTCTAAAGAAGCAGTTGCCAAAGCAAATCCTATTGTTGATGATTGGCAACAGGAACTGAAAGACTTAGCCAAAGATAGACAAGAAAATGATCCCTATGCTGAAGATTTAAACGGCACAGGCGTACAAAACAACAATGAAGAGTAGTGAATACTGGAAGAAACGTGCTTTATTTGCCAAAAAGAAGCAACTAGAAGCGTCAGCCGATTATGAAGCTGCTATGCAGTCACGCTTAAGGAATTTAGAGCATGATATCGAAAAAGAGGCGTTAGGATATTTACAGAGATATGCCAATGAGAACCATGTAGGGCTTAAACAAGCTGCTAGCGTCTTAGGAAACATCAATTCAACTAAATGGTCTATGACTTTAGAAGAGTTCGAACGCAAAGCTAAAGCTGGTGGTTATGAAAAAGAGCTAAATGCTGAATACTACAAGAGTCGTATATTTAGACTTCAACAATTACATGAACAGATGGTTGAGTTTTCTAAAAAGTACGGCATGGCTGAACAATTGCGAATGCAAAAAGGCTTAGCTAAACAGTATCAGAACAGTTACTATTTAGATGCTTACAACAAGTATCGTGCTACTGGTCAATTAGATATCAAGCTAAATCACTTTAACGAACAACAACTAGAAAACATTGTTTATCGACCTTGGAAAGGCAGTGACTTCTCCAAGCGTATTTGGAAAGAATACACGGAAGTCCTACCTGATGAGCTAACCGATGCCCTGCTAAGAGGTACTTTGTTTGGTTACTCTCCAAGTAAAGTAGTCAGAATGATGCGAGATAGATTTCAAAAGGTTTCTGAAAGAGATTTACATAGACTAGTTATCACTGAAATGGGACATGCAGCAGAAGAAGCTACTGCCCAGTTTTATAAAGACAGTGATATTGAACAATACCAGTACTTAGCAACCTTAGAAAGTCATACTTGCGACCAGTGCGCCCACTTAGATGAGCGTATTTTTAATGTCAAAGATAAAAGAGAAGGAATTAATTATCCGTTAATTCATCCCTACTGTAGATGCACGACTTGTGGTTATATTAAAGACTTGCCAAGTATTACAAGTCGGTGGTCAAGAGATCCGATTACTGGTAAAAGCAAATGGGTAAAAAATCAGCCCTATAGTGAATGGGCTAAAAGTAACGGCCAAAAAACTTATACTTTTAATCAATGGAAACAAGTACATGGAATCAAACCACTTCGATTGGGACAATCATGATAAATAAAAACTCCGTAAGCTTAACAGATCAATAATATGATATAATTGTATTGTACGACAATACGGAGGGAAACACATGAAAGAACAATGGAAAAAGATTGATATCTTAAATTTAAAATATGAATATAAAGTATCAAATTTAGGC